CAGCTGGAGTCTTCGCACCACCGGCACCACCTCAAGTGGTCGCACCAAGTGCAACTGTGAGTCGCGGTGCAGTCTGAGCATCTTGTACAGTCGGTACAAGATGCACACCAGGAACAATCGGAGCACCAGGAACACTGCTCCAAGTCTTTGGAATCGGAGCAATGCTTACAGCCAACGCAGTCAGTGAGGCGAACCGAGTTGTGACAATCTGATGAGGCAGTGCAATCCGCACAATTTGTACAGTCTTTGCAATTGATACAGCCGCGACAATTTTTTAATGTAGCAGCGGCCGTCTTGGCCTCGTTTTCATTAAAAAGTTTGCGCCCCCAACGGTTGCTGCCGTCCACCCAATATTTTGATGTTTTTTTCATCTTATATCTCCTTTTTTTACTGGTTTTTGCGTTCATGTTTAAAGCTGCAGTCATGGGTGTCACTCAGTCTCCTGCACTCCCTGCACCGGCTACAGCCGGTGCAGTTCCAACAAAACCGACAATCGTTGGTGCTATTACACTCATAGCACCAATCGAGATCACTACAGTCAGAACACCTGGTGCAATCAAAACAATCGGAGCAATTCTTCAAGTCTTTCGACTCAAAACAATCGGAGCAACTCTCTAATCCATCCGAGTCAAAACAATATTTACAATCTGTACAGCCTGTGAGCCGGTTTGAGCCGGTGCAATTTGTACAATCTGTACAATCTGTACAGTTTGTACAGTTTGTACAATTTATTAAAGAAGCGGCGGCGGCTTCCGCTTCTTTCTCGCTGTATTCTTTTCTTTCCCATCTGTTATTATTTTCGCATGTCCAATATTTTTTTGTCTTTTCCATCTTTTTTTTCTCCTTGGTTTCGGGTTTTGATTTAAGCCCCGGAATACGCCGGGGCTTGGTTGGCTAAGCTTCGCTTTCAATATATTCCATAAGCTTCCTTACGGTTTCACGGTCAGGACAACTTTCAAGGATTTCATCGTCTTGTTCATCTAAAATTCCACCGAAGCGCCCGAAAGCGCAATCGATGAAGGTTTCATGGCGGGCGACGTTGCCGTCGTCTATAAAAGTTATTTTCCAGGCGTCCGGTTCATCGTCGCCCTCTTGGTCAAGATCTCCACGGTTGACCGTAAAAATCTTTGCCATTCCGGTTCTCCCGTTCATTCTTGTACTCCACGCTGCTTCTAATTTTGTTTTCGCTTCGCCTATGTAACTCATTGTTTCTCCTTTGGTTGTTGTCGGTTTTTTTAGTTGATCCCGTCAGTCATTAAATACACTATACACCCTCTTGGTGTATATGTCAAGGGTTAAATGCACTTTTTAAAAAAATAATTAAAATAATTGTTGCTTTGGGTTTGACATCAACTCAAAAATAGATTAATTGTGTATTATTTGTTATTATAACCTTATTAAGCAGGGGCTATATGGCTTTTGATCTTAAAACAATTTTGTTCGCAGCCGGTTATTTTGTCACCTGCCTTTCATTCGTGTTCGCTTTTTTTTATAAATTAAAAAATATGGAAAAGGAAAACAGGATTGTAAAAAAGATAATCTTTATGGAGCAAGGAGGTCTCAACGTCGTGACTGCCAACGCATGCAAGGATTTTCAATCCGGGATGGATCAAAGGATAAATCTTGGATCTGCTATCACTAAGGAGGCGCTTGACCATATAAAATATCTTAATGATAATGTGCTAATTATTATGACTAAGATGGACCTTGAGCCCAGGGCAGTCGGAGCCAAAAGGCAAAAAGGTTTTAAGCATAGGGCTGATGGGGGCTAATGATGGGGACTTTGGATAAAATAATTGAGACAATTGGCGAAATTGTCGAAAACGACAAGACCTTGATTGTTACGACATTGTTATTATATGGTGTTGTCGCTATGTTGCTGTCTCTTGACGGGGCGGTCCAGCTCGTTGAAAAACTTTCGTCTGGGCTGCTTGGCATGGCTATTGGGAGATCGTTAAAATGACTCAAAAAGTATCAAAATTAAATATCTGGCTTAAACATTTCCTCAATGGAGATTGCTCCACCACCTTCCTGAACAAAACAGAGTCAGCAAAAAAAGCAAAATACAAATGTTCGACCGATGATTCTTTTCGTAACGTAGGCCACCAGAACTTTACAAAACTATCGGCAAAAATAAACACTTGGCTCGAAGAAAATGGCCTTTCAGACAATGCCTTAAAAATCAAGATGTTACGATTGCTCGATGCAAAGGAGTCAAAATTCCAAAAAGTTAAGGGTGCTGTCACTTCAAAAAACCTTGATCCTAATGTTAAAAAAGTTGTTGAATCAGGAGCTATTGAATTCGATAAGGACGGAGAAAAAGAATTTGGAACAAGAGAAACCCTTATCCAGATTGACGTTGAAAACCTGGAACTCCAGAGGAGGACCCTCGATATGGCGTTTAAGATGAAAAACTTATATCCGAAACAAGGGATTGACGTTGATGTTTCTGGTGAATTGATAATTCAGCTTGTAGATTTTTGCAAGGACGTCGAAGAATGATTATCCGTATCCCAAATAACGGTTGGCACCCACGCCAGGATCAACTAAAACTTTGGCGTTACCTGGAAAAAGGCGGCAAGCGAGCCGTTGAGGTAGCGCATAGACGTTGGGGCAAGGACGATGTGGCACTCCATTTTACGGCGAAAGAATCTCAAAAAAAGATTGGCAACTATTGGCATATGCTGCCGGAGTACGGCCAGGGGCGAAAGGCGATCTGGAACGCTATCAACCCCAAGACAGGATTAAAGAGGATTGATGAAGCTTTTCCGGAGCCGATGCGAAAAAGAACGTTGAACCAGGAGATGTTTATTGAATTTAAAAATGGATCATCGTGGCAGGTTGTAGGCTCGGACAACTACAATTCTATTGTCGGAGCGCCGCCGGTTGGGATTGTCCTGTCAGAATGGGCGATCTCAAACCCAATGGCCTGGGCATACCTGGCTCCCATCCTGGAGGAAAACAACGGGTTTGCAATTTTTATCTACACGTCCAGGGGCAACAATCACGGGAAAACCACATATGAGCATGGTTTAAAAACAGACGGCTGGTTTGCCGAAAAAACCACGGCGGAACAGACTGACGTTTTTACAATTAAACAGCTTAAAAACATTAAGACTGAATACATCAAGATTTTTGGCAAAGAGCTTGGCTTGGCAATGTTTAACCAGGAGTATATGTGTTCTTTCTCTGGCGCCACCCTGGGGGCATACTTCGCCCAGCAGATTGAAAAGGCCCGGGCCACAAAGAGGATAGGTAAAATTCCGCACCGAACAGGGATTGAGGTTGATACTTTTTGGGACCTTGGCGTCGATGACTCAATGACCATCTGGTTTATGCAGCCGGTGGGACAGACTTATAATTTTATTGATTATTATGAGGGATCTGGATACGGTCTCGAACATTACGCTAAAATGATGAAAGGACAAAAAGAGGGATCTGAGCACCGTGGGGAGTATGTTTATGGTAATCATTTTATGCCCCATGATGCAGCACAAAGAGAGATGACTAACTCGGAGATTGCAAAATCACGGGTTGAGGTTGCCGAGGGCCTTGGGATTAAACCTATCACGGTTGTTCCACGGGCCAGGAATATGGATCTAATCGTCAATGTCCATATTCCAGCGGTTAGGAATATATTGTCACAATGTAATTTTGATGAGACATTGTGCTTTGACGGTATATCCGGCCTAGAAAATTATAGAGCAGAATATGACAATAAAAAGAAAAAACTTGGCAACAGGCCGGTCCATGATTGGTCGTCCCATCCCTCTTCGGCTTTTATCACTTTCGCTGTGTCGGACCATAGAAAAGATAATTTACCAAAATTAAAACCGCCTGGATCTGGTGTGTCAGGTGGTGGAGGATGGATGATAGGATGATAGATAAAGCCACTGGCAACAGGACTGCCAAAAAAAAGATGGACGAAAAAATTTATAGCTCAACTGAGTTGAGTGATTTTACCGAAATTAATAAGATCTGGGCCTGGTGTGCCAGGTGGTGGGGGAGGGATGATAGCATGATAGATAAAATTATTGCTGAAAGAGAGGAGAACAATATAAACAGCAACCAGGTTGACCACAGGACGGCCAAAAAAAAGATGGACGAAAAAACCATGGTTGAGGGAATAGAAAAAGAGTTGACACAGGCCTTGGGAAAAGGGTCGAATAAAAGGCCTTGTAATGTTAGGACAGCAGTTAATATTTTATTAGCATTAATTGAATCAAAGATTGAGTTTGCCCTGGTGCAGAGTAAGGCCATGAATGGTATTGACGTTGGGCCTGGATGGGGCGTGAAACAATCAGACGGGGAAGACTCTATCGCCGAATCAATCTATGACTCAACCGATTTGATCGATCTCCCAGCGTTTTTGCCCTTAACAGATCTCACGCCGGAACAATTTGCAACGATCCGAAATGGGGATCTCTTTCATGTTGATGGCCAAACAATGCACGTTCGATACGAAAAAAACTATATCCCCGGCTTGAGATCGTTGCAGGTCGTCAAGGGTAATGATTAGCGATGCCAAAGAAAAAAGACGCTCTGTTAAGGCAAGCCAGGTTACGGTTTAACGCTGCCAGAAAGATGGACAAAGAAGAACGCAAGCTTGCAGATGACGACACACGTTTTGCCATCAACGATGAGGGGTGTCAGTGGGACAAAAAAACCCGAGAAATACGGGAAGGAGCGAACCCACCAAGACCATGTCTAGTTATGAATAAAACTGCTGAAAAGATTTCCCAAACTGAGGGGGATTTCCGCAAGCTGAAACCGGCTATCAAAGTCAAAGCGGTTGATAGTCAGGCTGACCCCAAGATTGCCGATATAATTTCTTCAATCATCAGGGCAATTGAATATAATTCAATGGCCCGGGCGGCTTATAACACTGCCCATTCTTGTGTCCTCCATGGTGGCCGAGGGTTTTGGCGAATAAATATTGTGGACTCTGAGGATGATCCGTTTGAGCAGGATGTTGAAATAGGCCGAATCCCAAACAGCTTGTCTGTGACTTATGATCCTTCTGCCAAAAAAATTGACCGGTCAGATGGAAATTTTTTCTTCATCTCACAGGACATGGCAATTGATGAGTTTAAAAAAGAATATCCTGAAATCCAGGTTGAAGATTGGCCGGACGATGAATCATACAAGGGCTGGAAGCGTGAGGACTCTGTAAGGATTGCAGAATATTGGTGGAAGGAAAAAGGCACTAAAACAGCTTATCGTGTTGACCGGGATGGCACTCAAAGGACTGTCTGGGAGCTGAATGAAGGAGAGGTTGCCTTAAAAACAAAAGAAGTTAACCATCCGAAAGTTAGGTGGTGTAAGATGGTGGCTAACGAAATTATTGAGGGCCCGGTTGACGATTGGCCGGGGAAATATATCCCAATCATCTCCGAGCTTGGGCTTGAGACTAATATCAATGGCGTACAAAAAACCCGTGGTATGGTTCGATTTGCCAAAGAGCCACAGCAAATGTATAACTATTGGACAAGCGCCGAAGCGGAGCAAATACAATCTGTCCGAGAGCCTTACATGATGACGCCTACCATGATGGGCGCGCACCAGGCTCAATGGGATCTGTCAGCGACTAAAAACTATAAATATCTTTTTTTCGAAGCAGATCCGAAAATTTCAGGCGGGAGGCCGTTTAGGGAAAATCCACAGCAAGTATCAACTGCCATGCTTGCGGCCAAGGAAGGCATGGAACATGATATCATGTCTGCGATGAACGTTTACCGGGCGTCGCTTGGCGACCAGGGATCGGAGGTATCAGGCAGGGCAATAATGGCCAGGACAGCACAGGCGAACATATCTGGCTATAATTATACTGACATGTTTGAGTATGCGCTCATTTATTCTGCCAAAGTTTTAATTGATATTATTCCACATGTTTATGATTCGGAGCGTATTATACGTATTAGGGGAGAGGGTGACACAGAGAGGTCAGTACCTATCAATGCAAGGCCCGAGTCTCCGATCATGCAGCAAGGGGAGTTCGACCCTGAATTTATTGTCCAGACTGATTGCTCAGATTATATTAACGACATCAGCATTGGTAAGTATGATGTTGTGGCGACCATTGGCCCTGATTATGCGACACAGCGAGGAGAGGCGTTAGATACGCTGCTTAAAGTTTTAGAAATTATGCCGAACCTCGCTGCCACGTCACCTGACTTGGTTATAAGCCTTCTCGATATGCCAATGTCTGATGAATTATTGGAGCGGGCGAAGAAGCTTGTCCCACCTGGCTTAAGAACATTGGAGCCTGGAGAAGAATCACCAGAAGAACAAGGACCAACACCAGAACAACAGATAGAAGCTGGAAAGCTTGACCTTGAACAGAAAAAATTACAACTGGAAGGGATTAAAACCATGATTGACGGTTTCGATTCCAAGGTTGACGCAATATCAAAATTAATGACGGCTGAGGCTAAAGAACAGGGCCAGCAGTTGCAGGAAATAACCGCTTTTGTTTCGGCCATGAAAGAACGGGAGCAATTGCAACGACAGCCGGCACAACCCCAGGAGGTTTAAATGGCATTAGCGATAGTACGGAACCAAAATTTTATTGAAATTACAGGCATCGCCGCCGATTTGAGGCCGATTGATATTTTTAAAGACGATTTTGATCATAGGATCAAACGTATTGAATTAAAAGGTCTTGCATATGATATTTGTGTCATTAAGCATGACACAGACGCAGGCCCGACAATCACAACATTGTCTTGTGCTGCGGCCCTGGTTGACCGGGTATATTTTGATAAGGGCGGGCAATTTTTAAAACCAATGATAGACTTTAGCGAATGTACCTTTGCTGGAGCCCATAAATTAATAATTGAGTTGGCGTAAATGGAAGATAATTTAATAAATGAAGCTGTCATGTCTCTCGCTAAATCAGGGGTAACCCCTTCCCTGGTTAACGGTAAAATTTGCTTCGCCACGACACAAAAACCTGGTGGCCCTTGGGTTTATATCCGATATTCGAGGCATAATTGTACCATACTTAGGACCTTTATCCACCAGTTGATCTCGAAACGATTACCTGCCAAAGAAAGGTTTATCCCGTCTGAATGCCAGGGCTGCTATAAAGTTGTAATCCGGCCTGAAAGTTATAATGATTTTTTAAGCCTGCTCCCCATTATGCGGAAACTTGATTTTGCATCAAAACTTGGCATTGAAAAACGGGAATCGGTTGACGCATTGTATGGGGCTTATTTTTATTGTGACGGATTAGATCATGGTAAATTGAGACTTGATCAAGTAAACCTTGCTTTAACCGGTACAAAGATGACCGCATTTTTAAAACGAGGCTGTACAGAGTACGAGGCCGAATTTGGGCCATCTGACACCTGGGAGATTAAACCTGGCCAGATGGAGATCGAAAAAGAAGTGTTTGCCCGGGTAACGATTGATAACTTTAAAATGCCGCAGACTAAAACAGACAAGAAAAATATTATGGCATCCTGGGAAAAATTCGCTAATGCGCTGGGGCCTGATTATAGAGGTGCCCATAATTATATTACATATGGAGGAAACAAAAAATGTCAAAAGCAAACCGCCTAAAAAGCGGAAAGAAGGCTCTGAACGATATCGAAAACAAGAGCAAAGAACTATTTAAAATGGAGATTATTGTGGACGATAAAGAAAATATCACTGTTCGTGGTCCGATCAATGATCCCCTTATGGTTATGCGCCTTTTGTCTGGTGCCATGAATGTTGTTGTTGACCACAATTTTTCCACGGCCAAATTAAATGCAGACATTGAAGCTGGCCGTAAGGAAAAAGAGAAAAGCCGAATTATAAAAGCATTATAGAGAATGATTATTATGGATAAATTTTTTATGGAAAACAACTTTAAAAATTATCAAAAAACGACAATACAGCCTATGAGACCGTATGTCATAGGCGAAAACACTACTGGTTGGGCAATTCCCCGGAAAGATAAGCTCGAAAATGGCGGCATGGTATACGTGGATGCTGATGGGGCATATCAGTACGTGTCGAAAAAAAGCTTTGAAGCTTTTTACGATGAGTGTGAAGGAGTTTCATTCGGGGCTGCTTTGGAGGCGTTGAAACTTGGACTCGCTGTTCGTCTCCCACAATGGACTGAAGACGTAACGATAAGGGCGCAATTTCCAGATGCTAATAGCAAAATGACAGCACCTTATTTGTATGTCGAGAGTAGGGTTGGCCTTGTCCCGTGGAAAGAAACAATGATTGAGCTATTCTCAGAAGATTGGATGATTGTAGATTAAAAAAAACCTGCAAGCGTGGCGTATCAATTGATAGCCGGGCGTATCAGGTAGGGTAAACCGGATTTTTTAACATATAGATAGCCGGTGCGAACCGAGAAGGAGTAAAAATGTTTGACGAAGATGGTAATCCGATTGGAGAGGTACCCCCGATTGAGGGAGAAAAAGCAGGCCTGGGAACAGGTGAAGGCGAAATAAGCCCCGGTGAAACCGGAGAGGAAGGATTACAGCCAGGCGATGAAGGGTTTGTTGCGTCTGAACCTGAGAAGGAACCGACCATTAAAGATCTTATGGATCGGTTGAATCAGCAAGAAACGCAGATTGACAAGGCGAACAAAAGAACACAATACCTTCAGCGCAAATTGACCAGGGGACAGACCCCTGAGAAAATAGAATCAAAGTCAAAGCCTGACGAATTAGACTTTGAGACTAATTCGGAGTTTGTTGAAGCCCTTACCGATTGGAAAGTTGACCAACGGGAAATTACCAAGGCTGCAACAAGGGCAGAACAAAGCTCGAAAGAACGGGAAAAGGATTTTTTTTCCGTTATTGACTCTGGTGCTGAAAAGTACAAGGACTTTAACGAGGTTGCCAGAAAAACACCTGAGCAGGGTGGCCCAACGGTTAACGAAAATATGCTTGAAGCCATGATTGATTGTGTTAATGCAATGGATATCGCCTATTTTCTTGGCCAGAATGTAGATGAGTCGAAGAGAATATCTAACCTTTCGCCTATTGGTGCAGCGAGAGAGATAGGAAAAATTGAAGCAATGTTTTCAGGCGGCGGCAAGCATGCTGTCCCACAAAAAACAAAAACAAAAACTGCTACCCCATCCAAGCCAATAGAGGGTAAAACCAAGGTTGATTTAGACCTTGCAGATTTAAGCACAGATGATTTTATGTCAGCAAGGAATAAAAAGTTCGGGGTAGAATAAAAAAGGAAAATAGCTATGGCTAACGCTTTTAGTAACCCCTCAGTAGTAGCAAAAGAGGCTCTTCGACATCTTAAAAATGAATGTGTCATGGGCCGACTAGTTTATCGTGGATATGAAGAGGAGTTCATGAAAAAACATAATGGTTGGAATCAGGGTGATTCTATATCCGTTAATGCCCCTGTTTATTTTAGGACCAAATCCGGTAGGACCGTGGATACCGTGGATTTAAAAGAAAGGAAAACTACATTCACGGTTGACAAATGGGAGCATGTGGCGTGGAAACTCAACGCCGAAGAAATGACATTGAGTTTAGACAAATGGTCTGAGCGGTATCTTATGCCAGCCATGCAAGCCCTCGCTAACAAAATTGACGTTGATCTTCTTGGGCTTTACAAAGGCGTTCCTAATCAGGTCGGCGTACCTGGGACAACCCCTTCAACCTTTTACGTTTTCGCCCAGGCGAAGGCCAGATTGACAGAAGAGGGTTGTCCCCTGGACAACAGGTATTGTGTCATTGAAGCACAGGCATGTGCCAAGATTGCCGATACCCTGAAGGGGATCTTTCAGCAGTCCATTGTTACCCAGGCAATCAGGAAAGGTCAGATCACAAAATCCTTCTCCGGTTTCGCCATGTACGAAAGCCAAAATATTAACACCCATACGGTAGGTGCATGGGCTGGGGTGGCCGATATCCAAAAGAATGTGGCTAGTTCGGAAGGTGATACCACTGTGGCGCTAAAATCAACAGGCACCGCAGAAACAGCTAACCTCGGGGATATCTTCACTTTTGCCACGGTAAACAGCGTTAACCCTGTTTCTGGTATTGCAACTGGTAGTTTGCGGCAATTTGTTGTTACCGAAGCGGCCAGTATGGACGGCTCTGGGGAAATTGCTGCCTTAAAATGTATCCCAGGTCAAGACGGTGTCCACCTGATTTATTCCAGTGCTGCTGGGGAAACAGATCTCCCTTATCAGACCATGGACGCTTTGCCAGCAGATAACGACGCTGTGACAGTGGCTGGTACTGCTGGATTGGTTCATCCCGTTTCTTTGGCTTTCCATCGTGATGCTTTCGGGCTTTGTATGGTCCCTATAGAACAGCCTGCATCTGTTTCGTGGGGGGCCAGGGAATCATATGATGGCTATCAAATTTCGGTTATCAGGTATCTGGATGGATCTACACTGACCGAGACAATCAGATTTGATATTTTATATGGACTTAAAGTCCTTAACCCCTTTCTATCGTGTCGAATTGCCGGATAGCGTTTTTAACTCTATGCGTAAACACAAACCATGCTGCCATCCGAACAAACAAAGGAGGATGGTAGCATAGAAACACATTTAATGCCGTTGGTGACGCAGTTACGCTGGTTTATAACGCTGGCCTTGGTTGGGCCATTGTAGGCGGTAACTCTTATACAATAATTTAATTATAATGGAGACCAGTAAAAATGGTTAAAAAGAAAAAAGTTCCGGCAATCCTTTTCAATGATACGAATTTTAGGTATCCAAAAGGGATGAAAGTTCTTAGCGAAGATGAACTTGACATCAGGCTGAAATCAGGAGAATGGAACACGGGGCCGGTTGACGAGAAAAATAGTGGCGGTGTTGAGGCAATAAAAACCAAAGAGCTTTCACAGAGCGAAAAGCGGGCAGAGATCGCCAGACTTCAGGCCGAACTTGGTGAAGAGGATACCAAAGAAGAACCGGCAGATCCTGAAAAGCCAAAAGAAGAACCAGTAAAAGTTGAATTAACCAAGAAACCTTTATCCCATATGAATATTTCGGAACTCATTGGCGAAGCCGACGCCATTGGGATGAAGGTCAATGAAGAATGGACCAAGACACAGCTTTATGAGGCAATCAAAAAGAGGAAGAGGTAATATAAATGGCTGCTCCACCTAAAAGGACAGTAAGGCAGATTGTCCAGAAAGCATATCAAAAAATCAGTGTTTATGCTTCTGGGGAGACCATAAGCGCAGATGACATGAACGATGGCTTACTGTCCTTCCAGGACATGATTGCCGAATGGTCAGGCGACGCCATGCTGATCCCTTTTGAAACCCATGAAAGCTTCCCGCTTGTTATTGGGCAATCAGTTTACACCATTGGGGAAGATGGCACACCAGATTTTGATACGGTCCGCCCTGACCAGATTGTAAACGTATTTTTGAGATAGGATTCATACGATTATCCTTTACGGATCATTGACGAAAGGGCTTATTCAAGGTTCGGAGATAAGCTGAATTCAGGAGATAGGCCGGAATATTTATATTACAATCCAACATTACCAAACGGGACAATAAGCCTTTACCGGCCACCATCTGGAAGCTACACCTTGTTCATTACTTCGCAAAAACCTATTACAGACGGGGCCTTGATTACAGATGATGCCATGCTGGACCTTGGTATCCCAAGAAATTACCATAACCCATTGATTTATAATCTGGCCCTGGAACTGGCACCAGAAAACGGGATTGAACCTTCCATGCTCGTTGTGGCAAGGGCCCAGGGTGGAAAGGATAAAATCAGGAGTTTAAACGCTGCGAATAGTGTCTCTGCCATTGGCCTTGACTTTGCAAATTCAAGGTGTATCAATAATGATTTGGTAAGGTATAATTGATAATGCCACAACGAATCGAAATCCCCCTTGTAGGTGGTCACTATAAAAGAAGTCAATTAAAGGTTGATGCACAGGAATGTGTCAACCTTTATCCTGTCATTGATAAATCAGGTGGCCGCTTCGCATCGTTGCATCCTGTCCCCGGGTTGAAGGAATGGGTTGATACGGGTGAAGTCCTTCAAGAGACCAGGGCAATGTTTAAATTCTCTGAGACATTGGCCTATGCTTTTATCGGATTCACTGTTTATCGCCTTGATCAAAACGGAAGCTACTCAAAACTTGCAGGCTCATTGGTAAACGATTCAGGGCCACTCCAAATAATCACAAATGATACGCAGATAATGATCCTTGATTTGAATGATGGGAACGGATACGTCATTGAAGACGGAGCATTATCACAGATAACTGCCGCTAATTTCCCAACAGCATCAAGCTTCCCAACAGCATCAAGCCTTACTTATCAGGATGGGTATGCAATTGTCAGCGAGAAAAACACAAAACGATTTTATATTTCTACCCTTGATACCGCATCATTGGCGGCCTATGACGCATCAGATTTCACCAGATGGGATGCGTTGGAGTTTGAAATAGTTGGGAACTTAACCGGCACTATTTCAGCTATCATATCAGATCATGACGAACTTTGGGCCATGGGAAAGGAGCAGGTTGGTTTTTATTATAATTCTCAAAATGCAGATTTCCCATTCACAAAAACACAGCATCCATTCCAAGAGGTCGGTTTGGGCGGTTCTCCTGCCAGTATTGTCAAACTGGATAATTCTCTTTTTTGGATTGATGTGTGGAACAATGTCAGAAAGGCTGATGGATACACACCTATCATAATTTCCACACCTGAGATCAGTTCTTTGATTGAAGAATATTCACAGATTTCTGATGCCTTTGCATTCGGTCATAGATACGCAGGGCAGGCGTTTTATTGTATCACGTTCCCGAGCGCTGATAAAACATACTGTTATGATGTATCAACCGGGGTATGGCATCTTAGATCTACTGGTTTGAACGGTGGCCGGTGGCGTGCAAATTGTTATATGAAGTTTGGCAGGAAGCATTTATTCGGTGATTATCAGCACGGAAAGATCTATGAATTTGATCCCGATATTTTCACCGACGCCGGGCAGGATATGCAGGCATTGAGAGTCACAAGATACACGGATGCGCAAAGGAGGCGTGTATTCTACCATCGCCTTGAACTACATATGAAAACAGGTGTGGGGAATAACCTTGCCCCTGGTGATGATCCCCAAATAATGCTCCAATGGTCTGACGATGGTGGTGAACACTGGTCACGAGAAAAATGGGCCGACCTGGGAAAGATTGGGGAAACCGAAACCCGCGTAATTTGGCGCAAACTTGGCAGATCAAGAGAGAGGATATTTAGGTTTAAAATAACGGATTCTGTTAATAGAACCTTAATTGCGCTTTATGCCGATATCACAGTAGGATATGAATAATAACCGGTTTTTTTGGCTGAAAGAATGTAAAAGCACCTAAACGAGAACGATTAAGAGAAGATTTATAGGGGTAAAATTATGCCAACAGGTCTTGTTCGACCATACAAAACAGTAGCATTGACAAGTGGATCTTGGACACCTATCGAAGCCCCAGACTATCCAATCAAGGGGTATTATATATGGACGGCCTCGGAATCGGGTGTTAGCCTGTCTC